AGATACTATATAGCAAGTTTACAAGAGAATTTATTAAATGTTAATCCTAATTTTCGTGAACAATTCAATCAAAGTGGAGTGGGTGATTTAGAATCAATAAGTGCTAAACAACAATCAATTGGTGTATTGAATAGTGGTAGAAAAATAAATGATTTCAAATCAGGTGAATATTTTAAAGATGATAAATCACCAAGACTTATAGGTTCAGAGGGTGATACTATTATTCAAGGTAGATTCGGACAATCAATACACTTAGGTAGTAATCAAATAGCAGGAAAAGAAGAATCACCAAATGTAAAAGTTGTAGCAGGACTACAAATTAGTGAAGAAAGTTTACCACTTGATAAATCATCTATGTATATGACTACTAAAGAGTCAGTCAGATATTCAGAACCAACTTTAACATTAGGTACACAAGTCGGATTAAATACCGATTATTCAGAACCACAAATAATTTTTGATTCTGATAGAATTATACTGAATGCTAAATTAGATGACATAGGAATATTTTCACAAGGTGATGTTCACATAAAAGGAAATAGCGTAAACATTCACAATAATGAAGCGGTTAACATTGTAACTAAATCATTAGTAGCAGATACATCAGCAGGAGTAAAGAAAGATATAACTAAAAAACTAAATGATGTAGATGGTGATACAAAGTTATTACCAGAAAACATTTTACCAATGGCAGAATCTATGAAACCACATATAGCAGCTATTAACAACGGAGTAATATCAGCGGCATCAAAAATATTACCACCCGTAATAGCACCAGGAACACCAAACCCATTAAATCTTTTTGGTCATCTACAAGACTTAAGGTTTTTTCAAAATCAATTACTAGAAGTAAAAAAGTTTTTTAAATTTGAATGGTTAAATAAACGAGAGTGGAAAACCGTGTCTTTGAATGAAGTTACGGAAGCACTCGGATTAAATGAATTAGATTCTCTTCCTGAAGATAACATAGTTAAGTGGGAAGAATTTTTTGATGATGTAGATGCGGCAAAAGCTAAAGTAGCAAACATACAAGCTCAGGCAGCTGCAGCAGCTGTATCGGTTGCGGCATTAAATGCAGCATTCGATGCGATACAAGGTGGTGGTAGTAGTGTTGAACTAATAGTAGAAGCACTTGACGCTTACGAAGCAGACCCAAATAATCCACCATTAGACACAACAGATATCAGAGATATCATTTCAGATGGTGCTGATGCTGAAGATGTTAAAAGATACCTTGACTTTGGTGGTTCACCACAAGTTAGAGAATTATTAATCAGTTCTCAAAAGAGGGAGCAAGATGCTCAAAAAATGTCTTCAATGGGAATAATTGCAGACTTGATTAATGAAGGAATGAATTTATAACTAAATAGGAGTAGTAATGAAGAAAAATGACTTAGTAAAAATAATCGAATTAGTTGTCCGTAAAGAAGTTAAAAAGCAGATGACCGAGATATTTATTAACGAAGATAAAGAAATCAGCTTATCAGAAGTTATTTCTAAACCAAAACAAAAAGCTAAAAAAAGAAGAGTTAAAAAACAATACTCAAAAAATTCAGCATTGAACGAAGTATTGAACAAAACCAATCCATTAGGTCAAACTGACGATTACCCATCATTGGGTGGTGGAGTATTAGGTTCAAACAATATGGCAGAAGTATTGGGTTATGGAAATTTAGGTGGAAAGCAAGATAAAGAAACAGCAAGAGAAATGGCAGCAGTAGACACAATTAAGAAAGCTGGAGTTAGTGTAGATTCAGTTCCAGAAGGTGTACAAGATGCTTTAACTCGTGATTACTCTGGACTGATGAAAGCAATTAACAAAAAGAAAAAAGGTGAGAACTTTAGACCATAATGGCAAGTGTAAGAGAAATAGATAGAAATGATGATGTGTATGTTGGAGTTAGATTTCCATTAGGTTACAGTCAAGAAGGATTTTTGTTTAAGACAAAAACTATATTGGAACAAGCAAAAGCTAATATGAGAAATCTATTATTAACATCAAAGGGTGAGAGAGTTATGCAACCTGAGTTCGGTTCAACACTAATGGATGTGATTTTCAATCAAGGACCAGATATTCAGAATCAAATTGATGAAGCTATTAGAGAAGCAGCTTCAACTTGGTTACCTTATGTCATTATAAACGAAATATCTATGTTTGAAGAAAACAATCAAGTTGATGTATCAATAGATTTTTCAGTATCATTAGAACCAAATTCTTTTGAAACATTAACATTTAATTTTAATATTGGAGAATAAAAATGCCGAGGCAAGTAGACTACGGAACACATAAAAAGTTAGTAAAGAAAGAGGTAAACTATCTCGGTAGAGATTTTCGTGATATTAGGCAAAACCTTATTGAGTTTGCAAAAACTTATTTCCCAACAACATACAACGATTTCAATGAAGCATCACCAGGTATGATGTTTGTTGAGATGGCTGCATATGTTGGTGATGTATTAAATTACTATGTTGATAATCAATTCAGAGAAACATTATTACAATTTGCAGAAGAAAGAAAAAATGTATTGGCAATCGCCCAATCATATGGATATAAACCAAAATTAGCAGCACCTTCTACTGCAACATTAACTGTTCAAGTTGATGTTCCTGCAAAAAATTTAGGTAGTGGTAACTTTAAAGCAGACTTAGATTATGCAGGTATACTAAGTTCTAATTCTACAGTAGCATCAACAAATGGAACTGAGTTTAGTTTAATGGATGATGTTAATTTTAAAACATCAAGTTCATTAGACCCAATGAAAGTAGAAGTATTACAACCATCTTCAGGTAATGTTCCGACAAATTATAGATTAACTAAAAAAGTTTTAGCAAAATCAGGAATAAGAAAAACAGAAACATTTGCATTTACATCGGCCAAAAAATTTGACAAGATAGTTTTATCAAATGATAAAGTGACAGAAATTGTATCAGTAACAGATAGTCAAAATAATATATACTATCAAGTTCCTTTCTTAGCACAAGATACAGTGTTTGAGTCAGAAGAGAATACAACACTCAATGACCCATCGTTATCACAATATCAAAATGACACACCTTACTTATTAAGATTAATCAAAACAGCAAGAAGATTTACAACTTATGTTCGTGATGATAATAAAATGGAAATAAGATTCGGTAGTGGTATTAGTGCAGACGCAGATGAAGAAATAATACCAAATCCTGATAATGTTGGTTCATCATTAGGAACAGGCATTTCAAGATTAGATGAAGCATTCGACCCAACAAATTTCTTAAAAACACAAACATTTGGATTAGCACCAAGTAACACAACACTTACCGTAACTTATAATTATGGTGGTTCAGTTGAGGATAATGTTCCTTCTAATGCTATTAATAGATTTAGTAGAAAAACATATACTAATAGCACAACAAGTTTAAATAGTGATACACAAAATACATCAAATGCAACATTAGCATTGTTCAATGAGGAACCTTCTTCAGGTGGTGCAAGTCAAGAAACATTAACAGAGATAAAGGAAAATGCTGCAGCATATTTTAATGCACAAAACAGAGCAGTAACAAGAGCAGACTACATAACAAGAGTTTATTCCTTACCACAGAAATATGGAAACATAGCAAAAGCTTATGTTGTTCAAGATGAACAATTAGAACAAGAAGGACAATTGGAAGTTATCAATGGAGTAGCAAAGAAAGTTAATCCAACAACTATTCCCAATCCGTTAGCACTAAATATGTATTTATTAGGATATACAGGAGATAAAAAATTAACTCAAGTAAACAATGCAGTAAAACAAAATTTAAAACTATATCTTTCACAATATAGATTATTAACAGATGCGATTAATCTTAAAGACGCTTATGTTATAAATATTGGTGTTCAGTTTAACATTATAACTCGTAGAGGATATAATAAAAATGATGTATTGTTTAGAGCAATACAACAAGTGAAGAGTTTCTTTGCAACAGAAAAATGGCAAATTAATCAACCAATCGTGTTGAGTGATTTAGCATATCAGATTTCATTAGTGGATGGGGTAGTTTCTATTGTTCCACCAGAAACAAATAATCCACAAAAGAATTTAATTGTTATTACGAACAAACATTTAACATCAGACAATTATAGTGGTAACGTTTATAGTATTGATGAATCATCAAAAGATGGAATCATATATCCATCATTAGACCCAAGTATATTTGAACTGAAATTCCCCGATACAGACATCGAGGGAAAAGTATTGGGAGATAAATAATGCATTATTTTGAATTTGGAAAACGAGATACAACACTTTATTCGGGCGGAACAACATCTTCCATTAATACTGGATTAGACGAAATATTAGAAGTCAATAAAGTCGTTCAACAAAATGGTAGTATAGCAAACGTATCAAGAATCTTGATGGACTTTGACTTAGCATACATCTCGGAATCAATCCAAAGTGGTGTAATGCCAACAGGAACAAAATTCTTTTTAAATTTATTCGACGCAACATCAGAAGAAGTTGAAGCAGAACAAAAATTACACGTCTATATGGTAAGTGGTAGTTGGAAAGCAGGAACAGGAAAACTTGACCATAATCCAGTAACGGATGATGGGGCAAGTTATCAATATCGTAATCACGCAGCAAAAACACCTTGGGTAACAGGTTCAGTATTGACTGAGGGTGGTACTTGGTTTACATCAAGTATTGACGCCAATCAAGAGTATGGAATTAGTTCTTCTTTCGATATTACGTTTGACAAGAAGGATGTCAGAGCAGACGTAACGGACTTGGTAAATAATTTTATTTACTCAAGTTCAGTTTATCCGAACAACGGATTTATTATCAAAAGAGAAGATAGTGGTTCTTATGGAAACAACAACGCAACAGCAAGTTTTGATTTCAATACAGGACAAGAAGGTGATTCAAGTCGTTTAGGAAATCTAAAATTCTTTTCAAGAGAAACACATACAATATATCCACCTAAGTTGGAAGCAGTATGGGACGATTCAGTTTGGTCAACAGGAAGTTTATCACCATTAAGTTCAACAGATTTGGAAAGACTAAAAGTTTATTTTAAAAATTTAAGACCTGAATATAAGGAAAAGTCAAAAGTAAAACTAAGAGTAGTTGGTAGAGAATTATATCCAACAACCGCTTTTGCTACAACACCTGCAGAATTAGATGTAAAATATTTACCAAGTGCATCTGCTTTTTATTCAGTTCGTGACGCAGAAACAGAGGAAGAAATAATTCCATTTGGAACAGGTTCAAAGATTAGTTGTGATTCAACAAGTAACTTCTTTAATATACAAATGGACGGACTACAAGCAGAGAGAAATTATAGATTTGCTATCAAAGTAATTAGTGGTAGTAACACTACTGATGAGCAAATTAATTTCTATGATGATGAATTTGAATTTAGAGTGGTGAGATAAAATGCCTTATTTACCATCGGACGCAAGAAAAAAATCTGAAGAATATAATAATATTCTAAGTGGAGATGTCATAGAATATCAGAATACAATTGAAGACCTAAAGAAGTCATTAAATATATCAGGTTCAGTAGTTGATGCGAAAGCACCACTAAGAAATTCAGAAGGAATATTACAATCATTTGAGGGTTCAATAGATGGATTATCATTAGAAGAAGATTTTCAACAAGTTCGTTTAGAAAACAAACAACAATTCTTTACGGGACAACTTGATAATAGTTTTAGTTTCTTTGGAGCAGGACAAGATGGTTCAACAACAGATTCAGAAACAGAGACAACAAGCAACCAAATAACTACGGAAGTAATTGAGTTTCAAGCAACCATAAGAGATTATTTAATTCAAGTCATCAATGAGTATTTTAATGAAGAAAACACACCAGATATGTCGACAGATGCTTTACACGAAAAGATATTGAAATTTTTTAAAGAAAACAGAAAAGATAAAAAAAATGTTAATGCTGATGGTTGGGAAGCATTTAGAATTAATACGAAAAGAAACGTTAGAGGTATAAGTGGTAGAAGACTACTCGAAATATTTGGAGATTTAAAGAATTTTCGTTATGATGAAATAGTTGAAGACCATTTATACAGAACACTACAAGGTCAACGAATATGGTTACAACTTGGATTCCCATACATAATAGATAAGAAACTTGATTAAGGATAACAATGGCTTTAGAATACGGATTCACAGATAAAGAAAAAATAAACTATTACCAACCAAGTAAAGTTTATAGTAGTTTTGGTAAAGATACTACCAATGACTATATTGCATTATATGTCTATGATATTAATGACAATCTGCTCGTAACGAGAATAATGGGATTGGATGAAGTTGAATTTACCAATGATGGTTCTTTTGTTGATTTGGATATTGGACAACATTTAAGAACGTTAGGTTTTAGGCAAGGTGACTTTAAAGTTACTTATAAATTTTTAAGACGATTGGCAGGTAGACCAAGAAGTATTTTTGTTAAAGATAATGGAACTATATTTAAAGGTGAAGCTGAAAGAAAAATAATTAACGGAGAAATAAGATACTTTCAAAAAACATCTGATGAACAAAAATCAAATTCAGAACCTATGGAAGTATTTATTAAAGAACAAAAATATATAATTTCTCAAACTTCACCTGACAAAACAGAATTAAATATCACAACTGACAACTTAGTTATGAATGCAGAATATTTAACTGACTTTAAAGAAATGAATGCTATGATTGAATATAGTGCAATTGAAGCAGATAACTCTGGATTAATTAAATTTGATTCAAAAGACCAAAATGTTTTAGAGTTTGATATCAATTCAAAGGATAGAGGATTTACACAAAATATGGTAGGTGGACAAATTATTATACCAAGTCTATACAAGATTACAGGTAATGAAGATACAACAAATGAAGATACTTCATCACCACAACAAGACCCAATTACTGAAGATGAATATAGAGAATTAACAACGGAAGAGTTAATTCAATTAGCTTCACAAGGTGATGAAATGGCAGATATGACACTTCAAGAACAAGCAGCAGACGAACAATACTAATGGCTAGAACAAGAACAGAAGAAAGAATGGGAGAAACTTACGGAGAAGCATCCGAAGGAAGAAATCAAGCGACTTCTAATAGAGCGCCAGCAGGCGGTGGTGCACCACGTTTACCAAAACAACCTAAGATAGAACAAATAACTGAAGCAAAAGATACTTCACAGCCAGGTAATGCCGCAGCAAATATTGCAGCAGCATACAAACCAAAACCACCAAAAGCTGTAACTGAAGCAGAAGTAAAATCTGAAATAGTAGCAGTATGTTTGAGAGGACAACCATCACCATCACCAGTTAAACCATTGGTTATTCCAGCACCAGCAATTTTACCACCACCACTAATTACAAAAAACTCTACTAAAGATATAGGTGTTCAAACACCAATGCAAATAAGGTCAGAGACAAATTTAAGACCTGATGGGATAACAGAAATACTTGGACCCGGTGGAATAGTATTGGAAGAAATCGGTGGAGATGGAAGAGTTATCGTTGACCCAATCAAAGATGTAGGATTTGACCCAAAAAACCCACCACCAGCTATTGAAGCACTTAGAGAAGATTTTGCAGAACACGTAGCAACAGGTAAAGATGAAGCCGGAGAAGTATTTGAGGCAAAGCCAGACACAAAGAAAGCTTTAAAGAAAGCTGGATTAGAAAGATTTATTCCTAAAGTTCCTAAAAAAGTTATTGAATCCACTACTGAAAATGAAAGTGGTCATAAAGGTGGTACGGCAAAAGAAAAAATTATAACCACGACTCAGGCACAAGTAAAATTAACACCAAGAGATTATGTAGCAACAATTACAGAAGTCTTAGATAGTAATCGTGTTCGTGTTTCGTTATCATATAATGATGGAGTAAATCAATATCAACACAAGGGTGATGATGAAGTAGCAAAGAAATTTAAAAACTTCCGAGTCAATTATATAAATAATAATATTGAACGA